TTCCTGTAAAATAGTAATTCATTCCTGGCTACCTCTATTGTCATAGCCAAGTATTTTACACTATTTGTCTTCTATTTTGTAGAACATTTTGTCCGTATCTTCTGTAATCCAACCTTGATTCTCAACATTCCATTCCGTAGTTTGAACCTTATAGTCTGGAATGTCGTTTCTAGTGGTAAAATTACTAATATTCCAAAGGATACGATTGTTAGGCTGAATAGCATAATTCCCATTATCAAGAGCAAGAACGTGTCCACACTTATGCTCGTGAGGAATCTCACTATGTTCAGTGTCCAAGATATTAGTTTCAGGATGACACCAATCAATCGTGAAGAGATACTCTCCAAAATATTCTTTTTTATCTTTTCCGAAATATTTACCGCGTTGGGATGTTAGATAACCAAAATGATGCACACTAGGATAATAACTAAAGCTATTCCACAGCTGAAGGGTGTCCACTTGCATATCTGGCACTGCGTTTCTGTCAAATTCTTTTTGAAAAAACGCTGATATAGGCAATCTAAAAAAGACCGCACCGTTTGGTAACATAATGTGAAATAGTGTTGCAGCTCCTGCCATAGATGCGAGCCCGAAGACAACACACTCTTCACTTTCTCCGTGATGTTTTTTAAAGTCATAAAGATACTCCTTTCGTACTTTACAATACATTGGTGGGATATCAGCATTCAATAAAGCCATTACTTAATATCGCCCCAATTTTCTCCTTGTTCGTAATCCACTTTGTTTGGAACTTTTAAATCTACTGCGGATTCCATTATGCTAATTATTTCTTCAGCTTTTTCTGGAGATTCAACAGAGATATCCACTTCATCGTGAATTTGTATGTGTGGTATTATACCATTTTCATACAATGCTACCATACTTTTTTTAGTCATATCTGCTGCACTTCCTTGTATTAATTTATTCAATGCTTTGTATGTAAACGCACGTTTAAGTGGTTCATCATATTCTTTTCGCGCTTGTTCTAACGGTAATGGTTTAAATATACCAAACTGTGTAGGTTGCCATAAATCAAAATGACACGCTCTACCAAGTAAAGTTCTAATCTTACCACGATCATTTGCTTTACGAGATACATTGTCCATTAGTTGTTTAACAAATGGTGCCTTTGTGTGATATTGTTTTATTAATTTTTCTGCAGATTCTTTCATCAAACCTAACTCTGCCATTAATTTATTTTTACCCATACCATACATCAAACCCAAGTTAATTGTTTTTGCTTGCTTACGTTCAATGCCTGCCATATCTGCAACAACCTGGTGAAAGTCTGCGTCACCTGCATTGTATGCATCTACAATTTCATCTACACCAGATAAGTTTTGTAACTTTGCGTAGTGCACTAAAATTCTAGGTTCTTGTTGTGAGTAGTCAAAAGATCCCCACGTAGTATTTTCTTCCGGAATAAAAATAGATCTAATCATTGGTCCTAGTTCTGGATGTCTTGCAGGAATTTGTTGTAGGTTTGGATTACTCATAGAGAATCTACCTGTCACCGTTCCGCCTGCATCTGATCTAATTTGATTTATGTCTGCGTGTATTCTACCATCAACTGCGTGTTTAGTTATTGAATCTATAAATGTAGTGTGAGCTTTGTTTATCTCTCTTGCATCTGCAATTAGCTTTGGTAATTCGTGTGGATGGTTTTGTAAAAAGTTTTTTGTAAAACTTGGTTCTTTACTTTTTTCTGTCCTGTCATACGGAAGTTTTAATTTATCAAAAGCTTTTGCGATACTTCGAGCTGCGTGTATTTCTACATTAATTCCTGTTAAGTCTTTGATTTTACTTATGATTTTAGACTCACGTTGCATAAGATTTTTTTTAATTTTATCTGCTTTCTCAAGATCAACTCTTACACCTTTGAATCTCATATCAACTAAACAAGGAAATAGTTTTGTCTCCAGGTTAAATACATCCCAAAGTTCTTGTGTGTATAGTTCTGTTTCTAATCTCTTCCAAAGTTTAAGTGTAGACTCCGCATCACGTTCCGCGTACTGTCCAACAAAAAGCGCTGGCAATCTCCACATATCTTTTTTAGGATCTAAACCATATTCTTTTGCTGCTGCATTAAGAATACTTTCGTCTTTACCCATACCTATATAAAATCTTGCTAGTGTATTTAATTGATAAGACAATCTGTTCTCATCAATCAAAGACGCTGCTATCATAGTATCAACTACTTTACCTTTAACTATTACTCCTGCTGATCTTAACCAACAGATATCATACATTGCATTGTGAAATATAAAGGTAGTATCTGGTTGATTACAAATATCTTGTAACCACGATAAAACCAATTTTTTGTCCATATTACCACCAGACTCGTGGTGGATAGGAAAGTACCCTGACCAGCCCTCTACGGCCACCGCAATGCCAGCAATGTGGCCTTTTCCAGTGACATTACCAGAGCCTAGCTCTTTTAAGTGTGGATCATTAGTCTCTAAATCGATTGCTATTTCCTTATGTCCTCGAAGATCTTTTAGTTCTTCTGGCATTACCCATTCCGTTTCTGGAGTAAACAACGGGATCTGGGTACTTCTCACGAATAGTCCCTTTCCAATATCATTTCTAAATAGTGTATTGCCTTCTTCACGTCCTCTTCTTTTCCTTTAGATTGATGTCTACAGATATACTTTATAGCGTTGCCTTCTGCAAAAAGCAACTTGTTTTCGTTTATAAAGTGTGCTGGCTGTATGCGAAAATTTTTATAATGCTTCCCGCCGACCTGTTTTTCTAAACTATCATATGTTGTTCCTTTAAATAATTCTTTATTTGTCATTTTTTCCTCCTTTAATAACTTCAAATTTTACAGGAGGTTTCCAACCATCCAATACATCTTGAACAAAAGCTTTATAAGCTAAAAATCCTTTTTCTGTCATATGACCTTTTGAATTATAAATAATATCCATTGTTAATAAACAAGGAACTTGAGTTTCATCTTTTGCATACAAAGGAAAATTGTCTTCTATTATTTTTTGATGTTTATCATAGTCATCTAAAAAACTATGACGACTTTTCATAAACGCATCTTGTATTATTTGTCTCTCTTCTCTGGTATTTTGTTTATGTTGTTTTGGTATTTTCATAATATATAAGCTCTGTCAAAGTCTCTTGGATCTAGCACGTGTAATTCACGCTTCGCTCTTGTTGCACCAGTATAAAATAATCTATGTAATTCATCTGGATCATAACTCATTGTTTCAAGCGCCGCGTTCGTTATATCTTGCATCAATAAAACTTTGTCTGCTTCTCCTCCCTTCGCTCCGTGTATTGTTGACATTATTATACGAGGATTTTTATTTAGTGTTTCACCATTCGCCCTCATATTACGAATGTAATTCTCTGTCATAGGATCTAGTCCTTCAAATGCTTCGTACCATACATTGTCTGTAACTAAACCGTGTTTTATTTTACAATCTGTAATTAAATATTTTTGATCTGCGTGTAATGTTTTACCTTTTCTAAATCCTTCTAGTACATTTGATCCTAGGTATTCGTATATGTTTTTTATCTCCAGGTGATTTAATTGTGCACCTTTACGCCAAGCTTCCCAATTGTTTAATGCTAACAATAGTTTAAGTGGTATAGAGTTACGTCCTTTAAATTGATAGTACCAACCTCGAAGTTCGCATACTTCTTTTACAGAATCTAAAAAATGATTTGCAGAAGATAAGACTAACCAATTACCTTCTGACATATCTACCTGCGTAATATCAGAATATCTTTTTAAGACTCCGTGTTCTTCTCTAGGTTTATAATTTTTATCAAATCTGTTTTGTACTTGACCAATTATCTTTTGTGATAGTTCGTGTATGGGTCCGCCAGGAATCCTGTAAGATTGATCTAATGTTTGTATGTCATCTACTTCTTCTTTGAGTGCAATGAAGTGATCCACATCTGCACCAGCCCACTTAAATATAGCCTGGTCATCATCACCTGCAATATAAGTTTTCTCTGCACGACTCCACATCTTTCTTACCATTTCCCATTGTAACAAAGATAAGTCTTGTGCTTCATCTATAAATAACACTTCAAACTTATTGTGTTTTTCTTTTGCAATATAATCTTCTAGTAAGTCATTAAAATCTTTCAAACCTTTTTCTTTTTTAAATCTTTTTAATTCTTCTGCTAATAAAAATAATGTGTTTCGTTCTATGTCTAGTATATTTTTTCTAGAATCATAATACTCTAATAGATCTATTCTTTTGACTGCTGCTGTATTTATTATTGTAAGATATTCATTGTCTGAATTAAACGTACCATCACCTTCAGAGAATCTTGCTACCTTAATTGGTATACCACACTTCTCACCAAACTCTTTGTAGTCTTCACTACCCATCATTTTTTCTCTCGTCATACCTACTTGATTAAATGCATATGAGTGTAATGTTCTAAAGTAACTTAAATCATTATCTATGTCCAGGCCAAACTTATCCGCGGCCCTCGATGCTGCTTCTGTTGCAGCTTTTTTAGTAAATGAGAAATACCCAATCTGTTTTGGTCTAACGCCGTCCTGTATGAACTGATCGACTAGATTCAACAGTGTTGTTGTCTTCCCTGTTCCTGGTGGTCCTAATATTATTGTTTTCATATTTCTTTATTTTCCTTGTTAATAATCTGTTTTTCATTTTAAGATATTCGTTTTCTTTTTGTAGTTCCTCTAACTTCAAACGAAACCTTAAGTGCCAATTTTCTCCAACGTCCGTATCAAACATTAAAAATCTTCTTGTTGATATGGTGTTTTAGAAACAGAAGCTTCTGTCTGCTTCATTGTTTTAATTTTAATTAGCCTTGGTTGTTGTTTCTTTATTCTTACTCTCTCCTCTCCTACAAATTCATCTAATCTTTTGATTAAATTACCTGTTTGATTCTTATCTTTCTCCCAATGATTTCGTTTACAAAAATTATAAAAGTCTTCCATTCTAAAGTATGTGTATTCTCTCTTCTCATCTGTGTATGGTAGTTTGTTAAATACATCATCTATTGTTCTTGCTGATTGTCTATTCGTTGTCCAATCTTGCAAGAGTCCTGTAAGTTCATTCATTGGATTCAAAGACTCTAGTGGTTCTACTTCTTGTAGTCCCTGCATCATCGGTTTTAAAAAATGTTGTTTCCAATCTTTTGGTTTTGGTATTGGTACTACCAGGTTTGCTTGATCTAAACACGCCAACGCGAATAAGTTTGGACTATAAAGTTGTTCTGATTTTAGTTCTATTCTTTTTTTATCTACATCTAAAAACCATTGTGGTGGTGTTGATGCATACTTTGTAAGACTACCTAGTACAGGCATTTCTTCTTCACCAAAACCTACACCAAATCTTTTTGTTCTACACAAACCAGACTGACATACTGCATTGATGGGTGCATCTTTACATCTATACTTATCGTAACCTTTTCGATTAACTGATTTAATTAATTGTTGGACCTCACTATTACTTAATGGTGGTTCCATAAATTTCATATTTGCTTTTACAATTTCATCTTCCCAAGTATCTGGTGATGATTGTTTATAATAAACTGCTATGTTAAATAGTGCATTGTTCCTGGAACCTTCACCAAAACCTGTTGTTGCAAGTTTATTTAAACAAGGTGGACCTCCAGGAAATGCTTCTTCTATTTTTTTCTTTTCTGTTTTGATTGCTTCGACTGTCTCTTTGGTACAAACAAATTTATCATAGAGCTGATAAAATTCTTCAAGTGAACAACCGGCGCCATTATCGTTGATAGCATAACGTAGTCCTTTCATCTCATTGTAGTAGGGTAAGTTTAAAAAGTTTCCAGTGTCCCCACGATCCACTAAAATTTCTGTTTGTTTTGGAAATATTTCTGATCCTTCATACCCAAGTATGACTGACATCTCTTTTAATTTTGATTGCATCAAAGATGCAGGAATGTTTTCTTTGGTAAATAAAAATACGTGTGCTCCACCAGATTTACTACGGCAGACTATGAGAGGAAGTTTATGATCCCGAATACTTTTAACGAGGCTAGTATGATCAAAATTATATTCGTCAATATCAATACACCCCCACCTACAATCATTGTTCTCCGTAATGGGGATGATGCCCAAGGCTGCGCCTTTTCCTTCAAGGTGATTTGTCCAGAGTTCATCGGTGACGTCTTGACGAACAATAAAAGCTTTGCCTTGTTGCTTTCCGTTGCTGCCTCGCTCACCGGGTTGATATTGTCCATAAGCGATTTCTAATCCTGAAAATATTGTTTTAAATTTATGCATTATCATTTTTTCTTTCTTTGTAAAGGGCGAAGTTGCCTTCGCCCCATATTTCCTCTAGTACGGAGTACTATCAGAAGATGTCTCTTCCACATCTGCTTTTGTTTGCACGCTTCCTTTGGATACATTACCGGCAAAATCCTTTGCATTTAAATACAAAGTCTTGTCGTCTTGTCCCATAATTCTGTCTTGCGTAACCACCCATCCATACCAAGAACCTTTATCGTTCTTTTGTAGCGTAGATGCTAGGTTATACACAACTCCATGCATAGGTGGGATAGCAAATCCACCTTTTCCATCAGGTATTTGTATGGTTTTCATCATAGAATTCCATTTTTTACTGACATTTAATTGAGTTGATTTCATTGT